GCCTGGAGTGATCGTCCGCTCTCCAGTTTTGACCATCTGAACCCACTCTAAATACGGCAGAGTGCCTGTGCCGTACACGTCTTGCAGCTTGAAGCCGGGGGCAAAGCTCTTAGTCGGGAATGCAGCTCGCTGCTGCATAATGTCCATTTGGTACGGCTCTCGGGTTGCCATTATGTGATCTCCATGTAGCTTGCGACGACATGCAAACGTCCGGCAGTCGCGGCTTGGGCCTTTAGTATTTCAGCAGTCTCGAGGACGAGCGGCTGCTCAAGAAGCTCTCTGGTACTCAGCGCGCCGACCTCTTCCAGCTTGTAGAGGCTGAAGACGGCAGTAGCGGCATTGGTCAGGCTGAGAGTGATGGTGGTGGCGCTGCCAGAATCATTCGAGACGAGGATCGACTTGAAGATGGCAGTCTTTGCGGCTGGCGCAGTATAGACCGCCGTCAAATTCGTTGTCGTGAGGTCGACTGCCTCATTTTTGTAGAACGTAGTCATCAGCCAAAGAACCAAATCTTGCGATCGGAAGCCTCTTCCGCGTTGTTCTGCGCAGAGCTGCCAATTGAATTGATTGCGAGCTGGATGACATTAGAGAAGCGGTCTGCCCATGACTTGCTCCACTCTGCGGGAGCTGTCGGGAGCCTTGTGTCTATTGTGCTCATCTGAGACCGTCCTCTCTCGCATTCACGCGGAACTCTCCGAGCAGCCAGGAGGCACCAGTCTCTGTGCTCTCCATGCGAAGGCTCATCTGTCTGCTGCGAGACCTCATGCTTACCTTAGTTGTATCGGAAGTAATAGTAAACGGCCCCTTTGTCGTCGTAGATCCGTTGGGGTATTTCTTTGAATACAGCGTGCAAAAAAGGTTTCCGCTGATCGTCGCATCTGGAATGATCTTGTCGACCAGCATCAGGCTGTCTCCAGAGGACACCTCCATCGGCGAACTCTCGACATACGCAGTCATGGCCGAGCCGTCGTCATCGGTGCCAGTCTCCTGATCGTACAGGAGGCCAACCTTAGAGAACGAGAATGGAACCTTGCGGAAGCCAAAGGAATCAAACCAAGCAGTCCGCTCAAGAGAGCCGATCGACCAAGAGCCTTCCTCGTAATTGTAGGTCACATAAGAGTCCGGCTCTGGATCACCCCCGGTCGCCTCTGTGCTCGGGTAGAACCACGACACCTCGTTAAACTCTTTGTTGTGCGCGGCGAAGCACTTGTCAAAGTAGTCCTTTTGCAACCTATCAAAGACATAGAACTCAACGGGGCACGGGATCTCTTTGACTGAGCCGTCGTAGACGAAGAAGTTCGCCTTGCCCATCCAGTAGATATTCTCATCGACATTCATCATCGTGTTGATGCCGACGCAGCCACAGTTCGCGCCGATAAGCCGGAAAGAGAATACGAACGGAGGCCCGATGAACGTCATGCCGTAGACCGCCTCATCTGTGGAGATAAATGTCTCCTGCCGTGTGGGCATCATGGCTACGATCTTCGTGCCAATCTCAAGCCTCTGGTCTCCTGCCGTGTTGGTGACCGCCGGGGTCCAATCAACAAAGTTCTCTTGGTCAGACCAGCGAACCAGCATCGGATCGATTACGCTTGTGCCAAGTGCATTTGCTCCTCCCGAGACAAGGTGCCGATCGGGGAACGATATCTGCGTAATTCTGTTAAGTGTCGGAACGCCAGATGCGCCGCTCTCCGCAGAGACAAGCGCGGCACGGGCAGTCGCCCCGCCAGAAGCATCCCAATAATAAATTTGATATCCTCTGACCGTGGCAATCAGATCCTCACCCCAGAGAGAGAGCGACCACTGGCTATTCTCTAAAACTAAATCGCCAACTGCCCTCGGAGTTCCCCATGTGCTGTCACCCCAAGTCCCAGAACCCCAGCCAACTGAAGGCGAGGGAGTTTGAGTTCCCAGCCCCTCTTCAAAGCCAATGAGGTATTTCGCAGCTACACTCCCGCCGCCGCCAGAGGTAGCGCCTGTCGCCGCTGTCCCTGTCTCAATGCTGTAGCTGTTCGCATTTATATAAGTTATCTGAAAGCCAGAGAACCTGTTGAATGTGTTGGCGGCGATGCCATCAAGGGCACCAGAGCCGGAGAACACAACAAAGTCTCCATCCAACTGGCCGTGGCTTGTGTCTGCCACTGTGACAACGGAGTTTCCGTTGATGGTGGTGAACGGGTTGGTCAGGCTGGCTGAAGTAATCAGAGGAGTGATGTCAAAGATGCCCTCGTTCTGAATGATGTAGAGGTGGTTGTGCGTCCCCACTGCAAATGAGTCGAGGCCAGCAAGAGTTCTCCAAAATAAAATTTTTCTTGGAACTCCTTGGAGCGCAGCCTCTGTGGTGTAGTCAATTGCTCCAGACGGATCTAATGCATAAATAGGTTCTTTTTCCCAGCCACCTATTTTCGTCGCGAAGCCATTGCGAAACCTCACCTTGTCGCCATCAGTCCAGAACGGCCCATTCTTGCCAGCGGCATACGCAGTGATGTCTTTGACGATCCCCGGCTTTATCTCGAAAGGTCGCAACGGCATTACACAATCCCCCTCATGACACTCTCCAAGCGCCGCGCCCTCGCGGTTACCTGTTGATACCACCGGCTGTCAATCATTTGGTCTGCTGCGGACTGCCAGTCACCGAGATTGATAGCGCGGATCATCTTCGTGAATTTGTTGAACCGTGGAAGCCCCAGGTTGAACATCATGTTTGCAACGACAAGCTGCACACCTTCAGGCAGAGACCCGAAGTCATCAAAGGCTCGGTCGCAGTCGCCTACCACAGACTCAATGTCTGAGTTGAACACCTGCCGGACGCGATCTTCACTGATCTTCGTGCCAACAGCCTGACCGTGCTCCGGGTCCGCCTCTGTCACGAGATGGCCAATTCCGTATGTAGGATAGCCTAAATGGTCAAGGTAGATTTCGTAGACGCAGCCTTCGTCTCTTTCTAGATCTAGCCGAAGCTGCTCGACGTTCATCTGCCCTGCCCGTTGTACTTTTTTGAGGACAGCCGCTTGCTCTTGTTCTTGACGCGAGTAAGAGGGCTGGAGCCGATAGAGGTCCGCTTCTTATTCGGAGCTGCCTTTGCCCCAGCCCCAAGAGCTTTCATTGCCATTAGTCTTGGTTCTTCTCTGCCATGACGACACCAAGAATGCCGCCGACAACACCAATGACCGCAAGCCACTCGAAGCCAGTGAGAATGCCGACGCCAATCGCCGCTACGCCAATCGCCGCGTAGCTAGACGGCTCGCTAACGCGAGACAACACATATTGCACAATCTTCATTTGTTTATTCCTTTTACCTTTTCAAAAGTTCTAAGTCCGCCCAGCCCGAGCATCCCCATCAGCACGGGCATCATCTCCCCTAAGTTTACAGCAGGAAGATCAATTAGGTATCCAGCCTGGGCTAATCCAAAAGTAAGGATCGGCTGCATAACGTATGTGTAGGCCAGTGCGAACCCGCATGACCACCCGATAAATGGACGCCACCCAGATTGAAACCAGTTACCACTCTTGGCGTCCGCTTCATTAATTTTAAGATTAGCAAGATCGATGTTAGCGAGGCTCTCTGTCAGCTTCGCTTCAATCTCGCGCTCGGCAGCCGCTCGCTTCTCTTTATCTTCAGGAAGGAAACGCCCCGCGACATCCATGATGGATGGGAGCAACGTGGTGATAAGTGGAATCATTTTGAATGATCCTTTGCTGGCTTTGAATAGTCTTTGTGCGAGCCGTTGTGCATAGCCTTGTTAGCCGCACTGTCTCTTTCCAGAACTTCCGCCCTCACAAGAAGGCCACCTAGCTCTCTGTTTCTTTTTTCGAGCGCATCCGGCGACAAAATAGATGACAGAATATCTAATCTTTTTTCGCTTGTTCCCGACTTTGTCTCAAGCCTGTCGATCTTAGAGTCCAGTCTTCTGAGGCGAACCTCAACGTCAGCAAGGGTTTCCGTCAGAGCCTTAACGCTTTGGCGCACGACTGCGAAGGCCGCTGCGACTGACGCAATCATTCCACCTAGCGTCAGCAGGATTCTGAGAGAAGACTCATCCATAATTACGGAGCGTCAGGAAAGACGATCTTCGTTGGATCAGAGTTCGTGGCTGGCAAATCTCTGAGGGCTTGCCGGTAGGTCTTTTGAGCATCGCTCATCGTGACATCGCTCATGCCTTGCCAGTCCGTGTCCTTCAGAAGCTGGTCACGCTCGCCACGAACAGTTTCCCATGTTGCTGCGGGGGGCACGTAGTCCGCGATAGCCGTGCCAGCGGCCAGAATCTCATCGTAGTCGGTGTTGCCGGGGGCGACAGGGATGCACAACTTCTGTGTTGTCGCGACTTGCTTAACTACACCGTCTTCCTCGACATCAATCTCATTGCCTTTTCTCTCAGCAAAAATTGAGGTGTGTTCTTCGTTAGAGTACTTGAGGTTCTCTAAAGTCATGCCCTGCTCCTTATAATTCCGCTGAGATAAAACCGGATTTACCGCCGCGATAAACGTAGTAACCACCGTCCCCAGCATTCATGCTGGACGCGCCGGTAGTAGTGAAGAGAACCGAGTTTCGGAATAGGCTCTGAGAACCGCCAGTTCCGTTGTAGCCGGTGCCACGGAACACACCTTGAATCCAATCCGAATCCCCCGAAAAACTTGGATTTGCGCGCATAGTGACGGGAAGGATAATAACGGAAGTAAATACGGTCGCACTGGTGGCAGAAGCAGAGCCATAAGCGAAGGCATTTCCAAAAAGATTGTCACCGACCGAAACCAGAACTCTCTGGCACTTTTGGAGGGTCGTGCCAAAATCTTCAAATTCAAAACCCGTGAAAACCGACCCGATCTCGAGCTGGACTGCTGAGATATAAATATTATTTGACGCGTTATCGAGGAGGTTCTGCTGGTTCGAGGTGGCGTAGTCTTCACCGTTAAACCAACTTCCTGCGCTGGCGTGAAAGTTTGTCCCGGCGGTCAATGGGAAATGGAGTCGCATTCCCTCACCAGTGTCGTTACTAATAGCGCCGCCAGTGTCTCCCGGTATGGTCATAGAAAAGTATTCGAACACATTGGCAGAAGCCATCGTAAATTCGGCTATGTAGCTTCGGTTAGCGTCACCTTGGTTAATCGAAACGCAATGCGTTCCTGCTTTCGGCGACTTCATCACAAATGAGAGCGTCATGTCTTTTGCGCCCGAAGTGCCGTACAAAAGATGCTGCAAATTTTGAGCTTCCAGCTTTTGAGCGAGCATAAGGCACTCACCGGCTGCGACCGCACTTTCAGCTGTGGTTACGTCGATTTCTATCGCGTTGCGGACACCCTTCATAATGAGGCTGTTAGCGCTACTTTGAGCAGATCTCGACGTATTTACACGAGCTTGCCCAACACCTTCGGCGCGAAACAGCCACCGATCTATTCCTGAGTAGACGTTGTTAGTTCCGCCCAGCCCAGTCACGGTGCCGCGCTGATTAACGTTCATAGCACCATTTTCAATTAAGTTCTTTGAACCCGGCGATACGGAATTAGACCCAAATCGGAACTGCTCAACGCCGCCTGTTGTGACGCCCAGCTCGTCCGCCCCTGGCCAATAGACGCCCGTGTTTAGGTCACCAGTGTTCGTGATAGAGGGTGTCGCGACAGCGCCATCTGCATTTGATGTGATGCCAGTGACAGACAGATTGCCAGCTAGAGCTGTCGTCCCCGCCACATTTAGTGTGTCCGCCGATTCATCCCAGAACAGCTTTTTGCCAGTGGTCGCACCGAAGAAAGTTACGTCATACCCCGTGTCATCGATCCCTACGGTAACGGTGCCGTCCGCTTGAATGTTCTGTACGGCAATGGTGCCAAGCTCGTAAACGACAGCGCCACCACCAAGACCATCAGCAAAAATCATTTTTGTTTGGCCAGCCTTGATTGCGACGTTGGCGCCTGACCCTTGTGAAAATGTCAGGGTGTAGCTTGTCGCATTCTCCATGATCCACATTTTGGAGCTGGTGTTAGGAAGCAGGGTGACTGTGCAAGCCTGACCGCCACCAGTCAGCTTCAGGTACATGCTGCGATCTGCATCAGAGGCACCGTCTGCGATCGTGATGTTGTCAGTTGAGGCATCGGCGATGGCTCTCGTCCCATAGCCCAGTGCCTGACCAACCAGCTCAAGGTTGACGTTCGTTATGTTGCCCCAGGTTCCTGACTTTTCACCAGTCGTCATTTCCTCCAGGCGGAGGTTATTTACATATGTGCTTCCCACAGGTCTCTCCTAGCTCAATCAATTCGCAGGATTGCGTTTGCCCCAGCAGCAGGGAAAACGATTTTGAATGTTCCGCCAGTAACTGTGAAGTCGCCGCCGAAAGCCAGGACAGCGATCGCCTTGTCGCTTGCGCTGTCGTTATAAATTAATGCGCCGTTGGCTGTGAATGTTGCGCTGGTCCACGAAGCATCTGCGAAATCAACAAAGGCTGTGGTGCCGCTGGTGCCGATTGTCGCGCTGCCTAGAGTTTCCCCACCAGCGGTGTAGCCTGTACCGCTAATCTCATTGGTAGTGGCGTAGGCTGTAGTTCCCGCACCAAGGCTCGCAGAGCTGGTGTAAAGGGCGATCTTGATCGTATCAGTGTTCAAGTCATGCTCCTTGTTAAGAAGCTGCTCCTTGAAGCTGGTGCACATTGCTTGGGCGATTGACATTAGATGCCTCCGTTGTATTCAGCTGTGTAGTCTCTTGCCATCTCTTGCTGGAAGAGCTGTACAGCCTCATCAAATTGAGATTTGTATAAGGTTAATGTTTCTCCTGCTTTTAGGAAAGCAGATGCTTCATACAGACAAGCGGACAAGAGAACATTTTCCGCGTTGTCGCCAATCCAGCTGTTGGCATTTGAAGAAGACAGACCAGTGGCTGGGGCGATGAAATCAGCTTGGTAAGCGTAAGTCGCATCTGGCGTTGGGGCCAATGTCAGCACCGTGCCTGATGTGCTCGCTGTCTTCGTGCTGTACATTATAGGTGTGCCGGTTGTGCCTGAATTTGGCCAGTAGTCTCTAAGGTAAGAATCAATCCTGTGATCAAGGTAAGAGAGATTGCTTGAATTGGTTATTGAGACCTGCCTAACCATCCGGGCGCTTGCCACTGTGTAATCAGCAGTCCCGACCACCAAATTTCCGGTCGCAATCTGCCGGAAGCAAGGGAGATTTGGGAGCCTCTGAAAGATCATCTCTTCAGACTGACCAATGATTTCATCAATGGAAGCTGCGAATTCAGTGCCGTCATCCTCAAGGAATGCTTTGATGTTGGCTACGAGTGTCGTGTAATTCATCAGTTACCCCAAGTCCCAGAACCCCAAGCGCCAGAACCCCATTCTTGATCAGAGACAATAGACTCAGTGCCAGTCGCGCCGGTGCCTGCAACTCCAGCCTCTGTGATCGAAGCCTC